TATGTTGACTGTGTAGCATTATAAAATGCCAATCCTTGTCCTGTTGTTGTTATACTGATAGCATTTGGCTGAATTACAGTAGCTTCTCCTAAATCATATTTTATGTTTACAGTAGCAGTAATCGCACCTTCGGGATCTAAATACAGACCCATTTTATAGAATGTCTTACGTATGGTAGGATCTTGTATTGGCATATAAGGTGATTCATAAATACCTCTAATATTAGATCCATCAAATCCATTTCCTATTTCACCTTGATAAATAAAACCATCATCATGTGCAAAAACGACTAATTCCTGTACTGCACCAACTTCCCCATAATATCTTGAATCTGAAGCATACGATTTGAATCCTCGTAAAGTTGCCCAATTTAAACCTGTACCACCTTGATCTACAAATTTTGTAGCTAATAGTGCTTCTGAATCGTCTGTTGTAAATCCCTGATTGAAAGCTAATAGTCTGTACTGTGCTTTCTCTCTGATAACAAAAGAATCAAATGATGTTCCTGTTAAAGAGTCTACGTCTTTTTTAATTGGCTTAGATGCAACGTCCAATCCAAAATCGCCAATCTTTTCAGTAGCTGCAAGTGATCTGATACCATCAGGGGCAAAAAACAAAACGTCACCACCAACCTCTTGAATAGTATCTTCTCTAATACATCCTATATCATTTGTAATCGGAGCTACCTTAAATCCATCTGTTCCTGATGTAGCAGAGCCTGTCATTCTTTGAATACTATTTTTAGTAAAAACAATTAGTTGTTCTCTAAATACAATTAAGCCTGTTATAGTGTCTTTTACTTTTATTTCTGCACCACCATTAGCTGGTCTAAAATCATTATCTAAAGACAATGCACTTATAATGAGAGAATTGCCCTTACCTAATACAAGATGATTTTTAAACTCTACTGCAAATTTAGCTCCTACAGTTGGTACAATTTGAGCAGATGTTTCATCAGAAAAAGAAACTCTATTTGTACCTGATTGCGATCCATCATAATATGCTATTGAATTAACACCATCCACAATTACAGTCTTTTCGCCTGCACCAAAATTATAATTTGCAAATCTAATCTTTGCACCATTTAAAGCAGTTCTCTGATTTCTATACGTGGCATTATCAAGATGGGTTTCAGTAATTGAAGCACTTGTAACAGCATAAAATTTATCGTTTCTAGCTACTAACGCAGTATACCCATTACTAACACAAGCAACCATCTGTATTAACTTCTGTTGATCATTTGGACTGCCTACTACATTGCCACTAGTATCTTCAATAGGCACTGCACTTGAATTAAATTTAGAAAATCCTTTTATCTTTTTATAACCACCTGATAAAGATGGCTCAAAGTTTTCAAGAATAGTTGCACTACCTATCGCATTTGTACCTTGTTGCAAAGGACTTAGATTTGATATTAAACCACCTTTAAATTCTAGTGGAAATGTCTTCCAATCTGTAGCCATTTATGACACCCTCAATACGTTATTTACTCCACTAGTTTGAACAATCATTGATGATCTTAAATAATCATATCTATTAATGTATAAACTTCTCATATACTTTATGCCTTGCTCAAACTTTTGTTGAGATATCTGTGCTGATTGTGTATCTCCTCTAAATTGATAAGCATAAAACATTGCACCATCTACAATTACATGTTGAAACTCTTTTGGAACACTAGGCACATCTGAATGCAAAGATAACGATACAGGATTCTGATAATATTCGTAAACTACTTCATACGCTTTATCAGGGCATGGATAGAATATAAATTCTTGACTTGGTGTTCTTATTATATTTCTAGGCACAGTTCTAATATTTGTACTAGTATTATATTCGTGATCTACATAATTATCTAAATACTCTTGATAATCCATTGCTTTTAATTTTTTAGTCTCAACATTTAAAGTAGTATTCTTTTTAATTCTAAAACTATCCATGTTAATTAACTTAGCATCTTCAGGATATGAGTATCTAACAATGCCTGCAGACAGAACTTCTTCCTCTTCTCTGTGATTCCACGGCCAGCTAAACTCCTCGTGATTTATATGTCTAATTGAAGAATTAACTGCATCTTTTGCTGTCTGATAGAAGCCTATAGCTGTAGGAAATGTTGTTGTGTTTAATTCAACTTCATTCAATCTTCTATTAATTTCATTGACTAATTCTAAAAAGTTATAAGCCATATTAGTTTTCCTTAATTCTTAATGTTACAGTTCTCTCAGATACAAGCCCATTAGGTGCAGATGTCATTTGACAAGTTATCTTATATGTTTTGTTTAATGTTCCATTCTCTAGTCTAATAGTAGCAACTGTATCTGTTTGAGTCTGTAATACCCCTTTAGAAAGTAATCCATCTACAGTAACATCTTGACCAAATGTAGCTGCAGTTTTCACTCCATCTGCATCATTTATAAACCATGCAATACGAGGATTTGTTGATATTGTTTGATCACCTAAAAATCTAGACCAATCTATACTGTAGTCTAGTTTTTCATCTGGATCTTTTGGCGGCCATTTATATGACATGGTATCTCCTTATGCTGCTAATAATGTCTTTGATCTAACATTGTGTTGTTTTTCAGGTATATAAATAATTCTATGTTCTTCCTCAATAACAACTACATTGTTAATAAAGTTATCTTTAAAATCTACATATACAGTTCTGTCTTTATTATAGTCTTCTGCACTTACAGCGGTATAAATATAATTTGTTGAAAAGAAACTAGATAATACTACAGATGCAATTTCTATAACTGCATTACCTATGACTGAAACAGTACCTAAAGTAACAGTAGCAGATGTAGAAGTTAATGATACATTAGCATTACCTACAAAACTTAATGTACCTACTGAACTATTAACTTGAAATCCTGTAGGCTCTATTACTGCATTTCCTATAACTGTAGGTGCATTTAATGTTACAGTTCCTTGTACAGAAGCTAAAGTAAAGGTAGCAGTTCCTACAATAGATGTAAATGTACCTACATTGCTAACAACAACAAGTCCACTTGAACTAAAGAAATTGGTGTCATAAATTGCAGTATCATAATTGGATTGTTGAACATTTTCTGCTAGAGTTACATTTGCATCTGCACTAACAACTGCTGATGCTCCACCAAATTGTACAGTTGCTACAAAACCATCTCCTGTTACATCTACACTTGCTGTTCCTATTACTGTAGGAGTGGTTGCAATACCTAATGCCCTTGTTTCATTATTACCTGTAAAAGCTGCAATATTAACATTTGCAGTACCAACAAGAGTTAAGTTTCCAATTGATCCTGTTAATACAAAACCACTAGGCTCTACAAAAGTAGATGCAATTACGCCTACTGTTCCTAGTGCAGAATTAGCTTGAACACCACTACCACTTATAGAAATGTTTGCAGTACCAATTACAGTTGGTGCATTTACTATAAGAGAACCCACAACCGATGCTAAAGTGACATTAGCTGTTCCTACAACACTAGCAAAAGTGTTTACTGCTGTAGTCGCTTGAACACCTGATACAGATACAATAGCTGTTGTTGAAACTGTAACTGATCCAATACTTGTGGTTGCTTCCACACTAATAGGAGTTACACTTCCTGTAGTAGAAAAACCTAATGTTCCCACTGTAAGAGTTGCAACAACACTTGATGGGGTAACAAAAGTAGTTGAAGTGACTGTAGCAGATCCTACAGATGTTGTACCTGATACAGAGCCTAGTGCTACAACTGCTGTGCTAACAACAGAAAGTGAACCTATTACACTAACAATTCTTGTAGCATTTGTTCCTGATACTAGAGTGACAGCATTACCAACTACCGATACATTTCCCAAGTTAATAGAACTTGATACTCCAGAAATACCCACAATAGTACTTGCGGAACCAACTCCTGAAAAAGAATCTTGGCTAAAGGTTACTGCACCAAATGACATTTATATTCTCTTTAACTAGCCCACGGCATATCACTATCTTTGATAGCCATATCATCAATTTGTTTTTGGATTTGTTCATTAACATGAACTTCATAATCACCAGTTACTTGTGCTTGAATCCATGCAAGAACATCTGATTCTTTTAAATCTGCTAAAGCTTTAAAATCTGATGCAGAAGTATTCACAGAAGTAAGAGGAGTAGCACCAGAAAATGTACCTTCATTCCCATCACTATCTTTTCCTATTTTTTGCCAATAGGTCTGAATGACTGCATCTTTATTTATAGCTTTGTCAGTATTTGTTTCATCTTTAGTTTTTATAGAAGTAACCTTCCAAGTATAAGTAATGCTCATTTATTTAATTCCTTTTCAAGTCGTTCTTCAAAAACTTGTTTCATTGCTAGTATTTGATCTAGAACAAACTTTGCACTGTTTTCTTTTTTCTCAATATCAACAAGTTGT